CATATAGTGTATAATTACACCCTATGGGTATCTTCTCGCGTAAGCCAGCAGTCATTGAAGCGCAATACGCGCCATCCGTCATGGGCGAGAACCTACCCACCCTTTACAATGCAATAATCCCACGCGTCTCACGTCATGACGCTATGACCGTTCCATCGGTAGCTCGCGCACGTAACTTGATCTGCGGAACAATTGCTGCGATTCCGTTGGAGTATTACAAGACTTCAACAGGTGAAGAAATCCCTGCGCCTCGATGGATTAAGCAGCTCGCAAAGAACCAGCCATCTTTCGTGACACTTTCATGGATTGTAGATTCACTTCTATTCTACGGCGTCTCTTACTTGCTCGTTACTGAGCGATATGCAGAAGATGGACGCCCTAGCGCGTTCGAGTGGATTGCTAACGTTCGCGTCACATTCACGACAGACACATACGGACTACAGGTTACACAGTATTACATTGACGCTAACCCAGTCGATATGAACGACATTGTAACAATTCAAGGATTCGATGAGGGCGTACTAGATCGTGGCTCTCGCACTATTCAGGCAGCCATTGACGTAGAGCGAGCAGCAGCAGTTAATAGCGCAAACCCACAACCTGCCGGATTCCTCAAGAACTCAGGGGCAGACCTACCAGCAGCAGAGGTTCAGGGACTCATCGCAGCTTGGAAGCGCGCTCGCCAGAATAACTCAACTGCTTACCTCACCAGCACACTCGATTATTCTCCAATCGCGTTTAGTCCTAAGGACATGATGTATAACGAGGCGATTCAGAACCTATCTACACAGGTTGCTCGCCTTATGAACGTCCCAGCGTATTACCTCTCATCTGAGATGAACCAGAGCATGACTTACTCCAACGTTCAGGACGAGCGCAAGTCATTCCTTGCTAACTCACTCCAGCCGTTCATCTCTGCTATTGAAGCGCGCCTTTCAATGGATGATATTTCAACCGTTGGTCACGAGGTGCGTTTCGATATCGACAAGAACTATCTACGCACCGAGCCATTGGTCGAACTTCAAGTAATCGAGAAGTTGCTCCAGTTGCAGCTCATTACAACTGAACAAGCAATGGAAATGACCGACATGACTCCTAACGGAAATACAGGTATGTAATGGAACAGTTAATTATTGAGGCATCCTCTATCGAATGCTCAGAAGAGCGTCGCGAAATCTCCGGCAAGATTGTGCCGATGGGAACAGGTGAGGTAGGGCATACCAACCTCGGTGGCGTGGTATTCGAGGCAGGATCTATTGCTATTGAAGATCCAACAAAGATTAAACTCCTCAGCCAGCACGACATGAAGAAGCCAGTAGGTCGCATGGTATCTGCAGAGGTTAAGGAAGATGGTATTTACGCAACCTTCAAGCTCTCACGATCATCCGGTGGCAACGATGCCCTCGTCATGGCGCAGGAAGGACTCGTTAGCGGTCTTTCAGTAGGTGCAGAAGTTATTGCATCAAAGCCAAGCCGCAACGGTCATATCGTCGTATCAGCGGCAAAACTCAAAGAAGTTTCCCTAGTAACAGAGCCAGCCTTTAAGTCTGCTCAGGTGCTAGAGATTGCAGCAGAGGAAGTCATCCCTGCTGAACCAACTCCAACAGAAAGCGAGCCAGTCGTGGAAGAAACCACACAGGTAGAAGCTCCAGCAGTTGAAGCAGCAGCAGTCGAAGCGGCTCGCCCAACAGTTGCAGCATCACATTACGTCAAGGAGCGCACTGCTCCAATCACATCTGCTCAGTACCTTGAGGCTTCAATCAAGGCTGCTATGGGCGATGACTCAGCACGTCGCACAGTCCTTGCAGCAGATGATTCAACATCTACTAACACAGGTCTTACACTTCCTCAGCACCTCAACGAGTTCGTAACAACAACTTTCACAGGTCGCCCAGCATTCGAGGCAGTAACTCGTAACGCTCTCCCAGCAGCGGGAATGTCTTTCACAATTCCTAAGCTCGGAACTGCTCCAACAGTTGCAGATACAGACGAAGGCGCAGCACCATCTGAGACAGGCATGACTTCTACATACGACACAATCACAGTAAATAAGTTTGCTGGATTAAACCGTATTTCTTGGGAACTCATTGACCGCTCATCACCTGCGTTCATGGATCTTCTCATGACTGAACTTCGTAAGGCATACGAGGCTGCTACTGACTCTGCACTTATCGCAGCATTCACAGCTTCTGGTACACAGGCTACAGGCGTTGCTGCAACAGCAGCAGGTCTTCAGTCATTCATCGCTACACAGGCTGCAGCAGCATACAAGGCAACAGGTGGCGATTACGCTAACAAGCTCGTCGCATCAACAGACCAGTGGGCTGCTATCACAGGATACGCAGACACAACAGGTCGCGCACTCTACTCAGCACAAGGTCCAACATACAACGCTTCTGGCGCAGTAGTTCCAACTTCTGTAGTCGGTAACGTTCTTGGAACTCAGCTCATTGTAGATCACAACATCTCAGTCTCAGGCATCGTTGATGAGTCTGCATTTCTCGTAGCACCTGGTTCAGTTCAGGTCTGGGAGTCACCAACAACTCAGCTTCGCTTGAACGTTCTTACTTCAGGTGAACTTGAAATCGCTCTCTACGGATACCTCGCAATCGGTGTCCTCAAGGGCGGAGCTGGCGTACGCCGCTTCAACCTCGCTTAATAGCGAACCATTAGAACGGCTGGGGGCGAGTGCCCTTCTCGCTCCCAGCTCTTATGAAAGGATAAAGAATGTCTCTATGCACAGTTAGCGAGCTACGTACTGCTCTCGGTGTCGGCACTCTTTACGCAGACGCAACACTTCAAGAAGTGTGCGACGCAGCAGATAACGTCCTGCTTCCTTTCGTATGGGCGAATACTTCTTTCGGAGTAGGGCATAGCAATACCGCTACAACAGGTACTACATATTTCGATGAGCCTACTAAAGACGTGTTCTATGTCGGTCAGACTGTAGTCATTTCTGGCATGGGCTCAAAGCATAATGGATCTAAGACAATCACCTCAGTTGGCGAGTATTCAATTACTTATGCAATCTCTGGCAATAACAATACTGCGACCGTTTATCACCCAGTCAATCCTTATGGCACAGTAGCGGCAGATACTTACCTAGACCCTGCAACAGTTCCAGCAATTCAGGAAGCTGCGCTCATGGTGAGCATCGATATCTGGCAATCACGCCAAGCTCCATCTTCCGGTGGCGTATCTATCGACGGTTACACACCTAGCCCATACCGCATGGGTAACACCCTTATGGCTCGCGTACGCGGTTTACTAGCACCTTACCTAGACCCTCGTTCAATGGTGGGCTAATGACTGCCATAACAACCCTCAGAGCTTCTATAGCGACTTCCCTAGTAGATAACTCGCTTTACTCAGTATTCTCTTTTCCACCTGCTACACCTATTGCCAACTCAGTTATTGTGACTCCAGCAGATCCATACATTGAACCAAGCAATAACCAAGAGGCAGGAATTGCGCCTATGGCTAACTTTAAGATTTCAATTTTCGTCCCGTTATTGGACAACGAGGGAAACCTCAACGGCATCGAGCAGATGGTTGTGGCAGTATTTAACAAACTGGCGGCATCTTCTATTAAGTACCGCATCGGGTCAGTCAGCGCGCCTAGCGTGTTGTCTATCCCATCTGGAGACTTGCTAACTTGCGACATTGCAATTAGCACACTAACGGAATGGAGCTAATCGAATGGACGATTGGACAAAGGAGCAAGCCGATTTCCTTCGCAAAATCGGTCAGCTACCACCAGCAGCACCAGCACCAAAACCAACTACAAAGAAAGATGAGGAATAAGCCGTGGCAGTATTTCTGAACAATGGCGTGTCTGTAACGGTCAATTCTGTTGATCTCTCAGACCATGTAACTGCAGTAACAATCAACCGCACATTCGATGAACTAGAAGTAACTGCGATGGGCGATTCAGGTCACAAGTTCGTGAAGGGCTTGGAAGCATCTTCTATTACTATCGACTTCCTTAACGATACCGCTACAGGTGAAGTTCTCCAGACACTTCAAGCTGCATGGGGTACAAACGTAACTGTAGTCGTTAAGCAGACAAGCGCAGCAGTCTCAGCTACTAACCCTAGCTACACAATGACCTGCCTCGTCAATAACACCACAGACATTAACGGCTCAGTCGCAGACCTCTCAACACAGTCTGTAACTTGGAACGTATCAGGTACAATCGCTATCGCGACTGCATAAGTTAAAAAACAAAGGGGCAAAACATGGCAAAGTTAAAAGTAACAAGGGCAGACAACTCCGTACAGGAGTTCGAGATTACTCCGCTCATCGAGTATTCGTTTGAGCAGTTTGCCAAGAAGGGCTTTCATAAGGCACTAATAGAGGATCAGAAGCAATCTGACGTTTATTGGTTGTGCTGGGAAGCAATCCGTCGCTCTGGAGAAACCGTCCCACCATTCGGTGAGAAGTTCCTAGAGACAATTAAAGGGGTCGAGG